ATGTAGTTGTATTCCAGTGTTTTACCACTGCTCTGCGCAGTGCTCCCGACTGCGCTTTGCGGGGCGATGTGCAGCGGTCTTTTAGGGTGTGACAGGTCTCCGTGGAGTCTCTACTGTACGTTGTGGAAGCATGTTCCAACGTTTCGATAGTGTCAATGGAGGGGATAGGGGCGTCCAGGGTGCTTGATCGCTTGGAGAGTGGCTGGTGAGCCAGGAAGTTGGTTTTCCACATTTTCCACAGAATCCACAGGCATCGACTCCTGCGGTTTCTCCTCTTGCCTCTCCTGCACCTCATGCCCTCTCTTGCTTCCTATTAAGGCGTACGCGGAAGCACGTGTGGAAATACGCGGAAGCACGATAGTCTGTACGCGGAAGCACGATAGTGGCGTACGCGGAAGCACGATAGTGGCGTACGCGGAAGCACGATAGACCCTCGCAGCTCTATGGAAATTTAGGAAATCATCGCCTGTACGCGGAACCACGATAGGTGTTCCTACGCGGAACCACGATAGGTGCCTGTACGCGGAAGGACGATAGTTTCCTACGCGGAAGGACGATAGGTGTTCCTACGCGGAACCACGATAGGTGCCTGTACGCGGAAGGACGATAGGTGTTCCTACGCGGAACCACGATAGGTGCCTGTACGCGGAAGGACGATAGTTTCCTACGCGGAACCACGATAGGTGCCTGTACGCGGAACCCCACTACTCCCGTACGCGGAACCCCACTAGGTGTTCCTACGCGGAAGCACGATAGCCCACACGTGAAAGACCACCCGCTTGGGGTGGGCCTCAAACGCTTCGCCTGCGGAGTTTATCTACCTAGCATACGAATGCGCTTCCTTGCGGGATCGTTGGGCAAGAGAGGCTGCGAACGATCCACGAGGATGCCGGTGTCGATCGCCTCGATCTTGCATCCAGGCCAGAAGCTGCGCAGGAAAGTGACCGCCTGGCGTGCATAGTCTCGCTGACGCCTAGGATTGCTGGAATGACCAAACTGGTCCGCCAGAGCTTCCCAGGGGATGACAGATTCACTCGCGGCAGAGTAGCAGCGCCAATAGAAAAACAGAACCATATCCTGAAACTGAGAGTTGCCCTTGAGTGTCATCCACAACTCATAAGGAATCGCTACATTAGAACCACTGCGCAAAAGATCACTATGGAAAATAGGGTCGATCAAGACACCGTGCAAGATGGTGGAATCATCGGAAATAGGAACGATCTTGTCGTTATGGGCTTCATGGGAAGAGATGAAATTGGGCAGATGGTATTTACGAATGATGGAAAAAGTATCGCCCTGGGTAAACTTGAAACTGGGCGCCCCGGTCAAATTCACAGCCAATCCGCTAAGCCTTATCAAGCTATCTTTCAACTGTTGGTAAGTTCGTCCGCTTTTAGACTTCCTTCCGATTTCATCGATGTATTCATACGCGGAATCCCATGGGATCAGTGGAGTTTTTTGCTTGAACGAGCGATTGAGCAACCAAGCCAGTAATCGCCTATCCGATCCAAAAGGAAGCCCTACACCCTTAATGGCAGCTGTAAACGTGGCTTGGAGCGTGGAATCGTCCCCGAGGCGAGCAGTGCGCGTGAGCTGGCTCACCTTGGGGCGGCTATAGGGCAATGTGCATAAGAGCATCACCTTTGCCATATGGACCGATTCCTCGGCCAGTTTTCCTGTCAGGAGATCGTCTTTCAATTGCCCTAACCTTTGCGCCCGATTTTCCAAGCTCGCACGGCGCTCTGCTGCGTAATCCCGGGGGTTTATTTCTGACATGCTATTGAGCCTCTCCAGTTGTCTAGCAATCGGAAGAATCGTATCATTACCCAAGTAACACGCGGAACAAGAATGACATAAGCACACTCTCGAATCAGAGAGAACCAAGGCAGATTGGCCCCTCAACACGAGGGGCCGTTTTTTAGACCTGGGGCAGGCAGCGGTCGATGAAGTCGCGCAGCAGTTTGCTGGGAACGATGCCACGCTTGGCCTTCAGCTTCTCCAGCTGCTCGACCTGGCTGAGCTTCAGTCGCACCGAATACGACACCAGACGGTCCTTAGCTTCAGCCTCCACAACCGATGGAAACGGGGCATCGGCCTGTTTCATCGGTTCAGGATGATCCGAGGAATCGCTGGGAGCCTCTACAGGCGATTGCTGATCGGATTTGTGGGGTAGAGGTATGTGAAAGTCCGCTAGATCAACTGAGACGATTGGGGCGCGTTTATGAGCCATGGCAGGATCTCCTTGGTTAGGTCAACGTACTCCCTGACCGCCGCATGGCCGGGAGCGTAGTCGAAGATTGTCTTTCCGGAGCCCGAAACTTCCGTGATGGGAGCGCGGAGGCCGATGGTGGTTTCGAGGACGATCGCGCCGGCGATCGGCGCGAACAGGGTCGCCGCATGATCGCGGGACTGCCGGCCGAGGAGGGTATGCTGACGGGCGTTGATCAGGACAGCGACCCTGGTCTCTTTGGCCTTCTCCCGGACCAGGTAGCGAACGAAGCTACTGGCGGCGGAGAAGTCGAGCGTGGATGGACGGAGCGGAACGAGGATCGCATCCGCGCCACGGAGCACCGCCCTGGTGAACTGGGAGGCATCGTCCTGCGTCTCAACGATACCCGGAGGGCAGTCCACCAGGACAAACTCCTCCTCGGCCGCCTGGAGGCCTGAGAAGCGCCACTTGAGCTGACGCCCAGGTCGCACATCGAACGGGAGGCTTCCCTGCCCCTGTGCCACGCTCCAGGTCGTCGCGCTGGCCTGCGGATCGGCGTCGACGACTAGAACGGAGTACTTCGCCCGCGAGAGCCCTCCCGCGAGGTTCATTGCCGTAGTGGTTTTGCCACAACCGCCCTTTTGGTTCGCAACTGCAATAATAATAGGCATGAAGCAAACATACTGCCTTATGTATGTCTCGCGCAAGCGTATAAACGTATGTAAGAAATAAGTAATACAAATGACATGCGTATGTATGTCTTACATAATGTGGCTAAAATTAGACTCGGCGAGGGCCAGTTCTTTTTTGGCTGCCTCTACGCAGGCGCGAAGGCAGAAGTTATTCTTCGACACCGCAAGATGAAGCCGAGCGGCTTCATGCTGAGTCGCCTGAGCAATCAACGCCGCTTCTTCCATGTTTACGCGCAGACCCAGATGAGCCCAGATAATGTTTTTTTTCGGCCTGCCACGCTTTGCCGCCTTTTTTTCTTTCTTCTTTGTGTTCATGGCTGTATTGTACAGATATGAAATTGTCTGGCGCAATTCTTTTGGTCGAGCCTGAGAAGGTGGTCGATTTCACCGTGCCGTACCTCACGCCGCCGAGCGTGAATCACTACACCCGGCCCTGCATGTATACAGGCAAAGACGGGTTCCCGCATCGCGGTAAAAAGCTCACCAAAGAGGCGAAGGCCTACATCGAAGCCGTGGCGATCTTCGCTCGAGGCCGCACCGTCGCACCGAACACAGACTCCGAACGTAGACGCGTTCGCTATCGCATTGTGGTGCGGGTTGTCCTGGGATTCAACCAGAGACTCGACAGCGATAACTCGCTCAAGGTGGCGATCGACGCACTCAAGCATTGTGGGGTGATTCATTCCGATGCCTACTCGGAAGACTCCAGGGCGCTCATCGTGAAGAACGACCGCCAGAATCCACGAACCGAGTTCTTGGTTGAGAGGATGGATTAATGGCGCGTAAAACTTACGACGACGTGAAGACGCTTTGCATCATCTGCGGCCAGGACGTTCCAAAAGACCGCTTGATGCGGGGCGCGATCACATGCAGCAAGGAACATGCGAAGCTGCGCTGCTCCCAACGCCAGGCCATCACCGACAAGAAAGAATGCCGCTACTGCCGCAGGCCCAGCACACCCGAGGAGCGGGACGCTTATAAGCGGTTTCGCACGCTCGAACGGAAGCAACCGCACCTGCTTTACCCTGAGGCCTACGAGTATTGGATGGCCAGTAGCGGCATATCCTCGCCTGAGGCCTTCGCGGAGTACTGGAGTAAAAAATGACCCGAGCCAGCGTAGAAAGACTACGGAAACAGGCGAGGCTCTACCGCGCCGCTCTGGCGGTGAGCAATGAGGTGGATGGGTCACTTCATCCAGGCGAGATATTCGATGACATCGCGGACACCGAAGTGATCGAAGTTACAGTCAGTTTGTTGCGCGAGTTAAAACGTGCGGTGAGGAGCCAGCAGATGGCGCTGGTGGACATCCTTGTGGCCTACTTGCGAAGCGACGGCGTGCAGGAGTTTGTGGACGTATGCGCCGACGTGACCACTACACCAGGCGACCTGCTGCGGATCTGCGGCGACCTGCGCGAGATAATAGAGGTGGAAAAGTCCGAGCAGTTGCAGAAATTAGTGGAAATCTATCGGCCTTGCAAAGAATGCGGTCACAGCAGAGCTGCCCACTGCAACCTCCTCAACGAAGGCCAATGGACCTGTTCTATGTGCCTGTGTGGGTTTTACGATCCTGATGTCAGCTGCGAGCAGGAGGTGCAGCATGAAGCCGCTACCACCTGACGCCGAACCCTTTCTCCATACCCTCACCTGGGATCGGCTGGGCCGCAAGGGGCAACGCTGCGAGATCATCGGCACCAGGAACACGATCGGCAATGTGCAGATCCGCTTCGAGGATGGCTTCACCGCCATCGTCAACCGGAAAGCTCTGCGTAGAAAGTCGGGTAGTAGTACACTTGCGCAGAATATGCAGCACAATGCATCCCCACAAGGAGAGTAACCGTGGCCATTTCAGATCGCCCGTACGGCCCGACTTCCGGAGCCGCCAGCGTAGCCAACCAGATCCCGCTCAACCAGCAGGCGACCCAGACCCAGACGCTGGCCGGCGTGCTACCGGTGGAGTTCACCCTGGGCGCGGCCACCCAGACCATCGCGCCCAGCGCGCCGAATGCGGCCGTTCCGCTTTCGATTGTGATCCCCCCCGATACCCAGATCGAGCAGACCGTCTTCGACCTGTGGGCGTCCGGGTATATCCAGACCAGGGCGGCTGGAACGCTTACCATCGATGTCTATGAGGGCAGCAGCGAGACGATCGCCAGCAACACCCTGCTGGGTACAAGCGGAGCTATCGCACAGAACACCGAGATCGCAGCGTGGTTCGCCCATGCGGTACTGATCTTCGACTCGGTGAGCGGAACGCTGGCCGGCGAGATCGAGTTCTACGTCAACAAGACCATCGTTGCCGCAGTGACGCTTTCCAACTTCCCGACCGGATTCCTCAACCAGGCCAATCCGTCCGCGAACCCGCCGACCGTCGCGGTCCTGCCGAGCTTCACCCTTACCTTTGCTTCGAGCGGAGCTACTGGTGGGGCGCCGACGACCGTGAACATTCAGAAGTTCAGCTGCGGCTAAACGAGATTGGGGGTCCCATGAACTTCGAGGCTTGTAACTATCGAGGCTCATTCCCCATGGGGATGGCTGGGACGCCATCCCCCCAAAGTTTGCGGTAGTAGCTCAGGTGGATAGAGCACTCGGCAGGGCCGAGAGGTCGGTGGTTCGAGCCCACCCGCCGCAATTCAATCATGGGAAAGCGCGGAGAATATCCGGCAGCGCATCCGTTGACTCGGGTCGAATAGGAGCCTAAAACTCCCGCATAACCTTCAAATTAAGGAGAGACGCGATGGCCGAAGAGAAAGAACACGAGGGCAAGAAAAAGCCAGCGAAGAAACATCTGCACGAGATCCGCAGCGAAGCGACCGAAGACGGCCACATCTTGCACCACCATACCTACAAGGCTAAGAAGGGTGATGCTCAGACCGAACCTGAGCGTAAGAATGTGGCTGTCAGCTCTTCGCCCGAAGAGGCTGGAGAGCACGTCGCTGATCAGTTTGCCATGAACCAGCCCGCGCCCGACGCGGGAGCCGACCCCGATGCGGGAGCTGCGCCCGGCGGGGCAGCACCGGATGCAGCAGCAGCACCCTCAGCGGGGATGTAATGGCTAAATTGGGCTATTGTCAATGCGGATGCGGCGTGAAAACACGCATTGCCAAGTTCAATAAGAAGTCGCGGGGATACATCAAGGGGAGGCCGATTCGCTATTTAGTGGGACACGGCAGTCGGCTTTCTCCGGTTGAATATATCGAACAGGATATGGGATACAAAACTCCATGCTGGGTTTGGCAGAAGAGCCTTAGACCAAATGGATACGCGCAAATGCCTGCCGATGGAACCATCCGCTTATCCCATATTGTCTATTACGAGCGTCGTTTTGGCCGCGTTCCAAAAGGCAAGATGCTCGATCATCTATGCCGCATCCGACGTTGCGTAAATCCAGACCACATGGAGACCGTATCGAATCAGGTCAACTCACAGAGAGGCAATAAAAGTAAGATCAACCCTGAAATTGTGGCGCGGATTCGCGCACTTCGAGCGTCCGGACTCTTTATGAGAGAGATAGCATCCCAGCTTGGAATCGGCAGGACAACGGTTGTGTATGTCTGCCAGAGAAGAATCTGGAACAACGTCTGATGATCGAACTAGACGACCACGAACGAATTGTGCGGGATGCCGAGTACCGCGAAGGCCTGCGGCACCGCTTTATTACTGACCACTTCTTTGCTGCGAAAATGTTGGGCTTTAACGGATTCCATCCCGTCATTCATAAGCCTGCGGTCGATCTGTACTTCCCGAAGAATTCACTGCTCCCGATTGAAGAGCAAGACTCTATCAAAAACCGGATGCACTTAGACCCACGGTTTTCGTTTAAGACGACTCTTAATCGAATTGACAAAGTGCAGTGGATATGCGCCTTTCCCAAGATCATCACCGTCCTGAACGAGACGGCAACACAGCCGCTTGCCAAGGCCATCTCCAAAGGAATCGCCAATTTCTTCTACTGCCCGAAGTACCAGAAGCCGAGCCGATTTCAGTTGTGCTTTCCGGAGTTGGTGGTAGAAAAGCCGCCGTTTGGTGTCGGCGACACCTGGAGTACGCCGGTTCACGAAAGCAATTCGCTCGATGAAACCATCTCCTATACGTCGCCACAGACGGAACAATCCGGCTGGCATCCGTGGGTGCTGAACTGCGATGACATGGTGGCGACCAAGAACAGCGGAATCCGCGCCACGCAGGACGCGCGGCAGGGCGTCATTGATACCTTCGACACCAACAAAAATACATTGGTTCCAGGTGGCTACCTGTACCTCGTAGGCACCCGATATGCACCCTTTGACCTGTACGGCGTACGCCTCAATGACATGGACCCGGATTTATGGAAGGTTCTAATCCGGCAATCGGTCATTTGCAAGGACGGTGCGCGGCTGCTCCCCGGAGAATTTCCAGCGGAAGACGATGTAATTTTGCCTTTCAATGAGCTGCCCGGAATGAACTATAAACGACTGCGTTCGATGTTCTTTGAGAACTATGAAACCTTTCTCGCACAGCAGCAGAACGACCCGCAAGGCGGCCACACACCCATCTTCGACGAGAAGCTGTATGGGACGTGCGAGGCCAACATCGAGCGGATTCCGCCGTATGGTGGCGAGACGTTTGTGTGCTGGCGGCTGCCGTATGGAAGCAAGCCGGCGACGAGCAAGTTTCTCGAGGGCGCGGCGGCGAGGATCCTCGACGGCAAGGTATATGTGATCGACTGCTGGCAGATCGGCGGCACGCCCAGCCACCAGGCCGAGAGGATGGTGCAGATCCACAAGCGGATGCAGGCCGACGGCATGATGATCCTGAATACGCCCGGCAGCGATGGCTTTGCGCCGCACCTGCGCAATGAGGCGGCACGGAAGAATGTCAGCATCCGCATCCGGTGGACAGACTGGGAAGACAATGAAACTCTGCGCGACGACTCGATCAAGCAGATGGAGCCGGTGTTGAAGGTGGGACGGATCCTCTTCGCGCGAGGCATGACCAAGGGCGGCGAGTGCAAGAAACAATTCGTCTACTTTGGCCTGATCGAGGAGAATGGAATCATCGAGTGCATTTCGAAGCTGGGGAACCTGGTGCCAAGGTCGCAGATGCGTGCCGCTATGGAGGATGATGAGTTGGAACACCAGAGACGCCGCAGTGACGATGCCAGCCTGAATTGGTTGCTGGATCTGCAAGGCAAACCCATCGTGGATGAGCAGGCGAAACGGAAGACTCTGGCGCATGTGCAGGCCATGCAGAAGGCGACCACGTATAGCTTCCTGCCTAAGATGCCTGGGGGGCTTGATGGTTAATACGGAAGAGGATGAACTTTTGGACGATGCCGTAGCAATTACGTTCTCGATAGGTAGGGTAAGTGCGCAGATTTTACAACGTAGACTCCGAATCGGATATGGCCGAGCGGCATGCCTGATAGAGCAAATGCGGAGCAAGGAACTGATAAAGAACGATGCGGAGATAACCCATCATGGCTGAAGAGCTCGATATCGAACGCGAGAGCGATGACGTAGCGGCGCGGCCTGGTGGCGACGGACTCCCGCTCGGCAATGAGTTCACGCCGCGCATCGCGCAGTCGCAGGCCGAGCTGGGAGAAGACGGCGCGACCGAGACCACCTTTGACGACGATGCCGCCGCGACGCTGGTGTACGAGAACTACCAGGCGTGGGTCGCGTGGCTGGACGAGAACGCTTGGTTAAACGAGTGGCAACTCACCGATTATCTGAAGCAAAGCCCGAACTTCGATCGCAACTGGCGGGGAGGCGACAACGGGACGGCGCGCATCTCGCGGTTCAACGTGGCCAAGAACTCGCAGACCGTCGCGACCCAGATCAAGCGGGGCGTCTTCTCCGACCAGACGCCGTTTCTGCTGGAACCGCGCGGGCCGCTGGCCGACGACGACGACCAGCAGCTTTATGTCGATGCCATCACCGAGATCTTCACCACGCTGAGCGAACGCGCCGACCTGGAGTACAACGTGGGCCTGCTGATCGACTGCCAGGTGTTGCAGGGCACCGGGCTGGGCGACATGGGGTACGAGGAGCGCGAGTGCGTCTACACCACGCGCAGACGCAAGAAACAGCCGCAACAGATCCAGATGCCGATGGGACCTCCGGTGACCGTCAACACCTGGGAGAGCGATACGTTCGAACCTGTCCACAACAAAGTCACGGAGACGTGGCCGTACTTCGAATACCGGAAGCTGGGAACGACGCTCTACGATCCGGGATGGCGGACGCCGAACCGCCCGGAGCTGAGCTCGTCGGGAAAGATCGATGTCGATTACCTGACGTTGCAGGACCTCCAGCAGTTGCGCGGCATGGACTGCTACAAGGACATCCCATCCGACGAGGACCTGAAACAGTTCTTCTTCGAGAATCCACTGGGCGATGCGCCGCCGGCCTCGACGACCTCCGCCAGCATGAACTCCAACTCTGCCGTCGTGATGCATGCGGCGGGCGAGCACGAACAGACCAATGTGGACCCCACGCGGCGGCCGCTGATGCGCCTGAAGTACTCGACCAAAGAGACGATCGTCGAAGTGCTGTGCTACATGGGACGGCGCAAGACGATTCGCAATGGGCCGCATGAGCTGCGGGACTTCGCGCTGGGGGTGGCCGCGAACTGGTGGGACATCGACAACAGCGGCTACGGCATGGGTGTGGGGAGGCTGAATCAGGGCGACCAGCGCATGGCGCAGGGAATTTTGAATAAAATGCTCCAGCTGCTGGGCTACTGGGGCGACCCTCCGTTGCTGTACGACAGCGCAAGCGGCAACGAGCCGACCCAGAATATCGTGATGGGGTTGGGCACGCTGTGGGGAGTGACCGCGCCCGGCGGGGATGTCGCCAAAGCCTTCCAGTACATCCAGCGGCCGGAGATCCATCCGGCGAATATGCAGATCTTCTCGGACATCGCGAACCGGGGGGGCGAGGACCTGGTGGGAGCGAACAGCACGACGGCGCAGGGTAACCCCGGCGCCGGGGCGACGGCGCTGAAGACAGCCACCGGCGTGAACCGGCTGGGAAGCAAGGCGGATGAAGTGCTCTCCGAGCCGATCGCGCACATCGAAGGCGTGCTGGTGCGGTGGTATCGCTTTCTGTGGTGGATCGTGCAGACGAAGATGCCGATCGCCGAGATCCGCAGAATCCTGAGCAAGAAGTACGCCGACGCGATCATCAACAAGATCGATCCGGAGAAGCTGGTCAACGCGGAGTTCAATATTAAGATCCTCGCGGGGCAGAAGCTGGCGTCGAAGGCGGCGATCCAGCAACTGATTCCCTTCCTGCTGCAACTGCTGCAGCAGCCGCAACTGATGCAGTTCATGCATGACAAGGGGCAGACGATCAACTTCTCCGCGATCGAGAAGATCTTTATGCGCGTGAGCGAGCTGCAGGGCGCGGAAGACATCATCGTGGACCTGACGCCGCAACAGCTCCAGCAGGTGCAGGCGGCCAACCCGGCCGCGCAGAGAACCCAGAGCGCGGCGGCGATCGAGAAGGTGCGCGGACAGAACAAGCTGCAGGCCATCAGCGCCAAGGGGCAGGTGGATACGCAGATCGCGGTGGTGAAGGCGGCGGCGGACAAGGCCGCGGAACGGCTGCAAGGGCCGGAGGAGTTTGAGGACGCCGAAGGCAGGCTGGAGAGAAACACGGATCTGACGGAGTTGCAGAATGGCATATGACCTGACAGCACATGAGAAGTTTTTGCGCGGGGAGCCGCTGACCCCGGAGCTGGCGGCGTTGCGCGAAGGACGCGATCCGCAGACGACGAAACCGAGGCCTGCGCCGGCGGAGCGGAGAGCCTACGACGACCTGGAACGCGAGCTGAGCCGACCGGAACGGCTGGATCTGAAGGAGTTCTGGGAGATGGAGGGGCGGAAGTTATACCAGCGCCTCGCCGAAAAAGCTGTATATTTGCATCAGAAACGTGCTATAGCTCTAAGCCTGGACGATCCGCTTGGCAGCCGCGATGAAGTCGCGGCTGCCTGGGCCTACGTTAAGATGTTTAAGCGCGTCGTCGCGGAGCTGGACGTGTTTGTACGCGTGGAGATTGCTGAGTTGGAGAACGAACAATGAGGACTGAATGGGTTACAACGCGACCGAACGGTAAGCCCGTAGAACCCGGCACCTTTTGCCGTGTGCTGGACATGGAAGACGGCACGAATCCGATCTACTACTACGGGAAAACCGAAGAAGAAGTAAACGACAAGATCGCCCTGAACAACATGCACGCGCAGCGCGCCCTGGCGCGACGCGCCGAAGCTCCTCCCCAGAACGGCACTGCAACCCCCTCTCCCGTAACACCACGCAAGCGTATGACCGCCGACGAGACCATGCAGGCAACCACAGACCTGCAAAACCCGGCGAAGGCAGCAGAGGCAGTAACCAAGTTGGTACAGGACGCGACCGGCATGGACCTGCGCCAGATGGCGATGGATGCCTTCAAGACGCGGGCCGACGAGTGGGTGAAGGAGACCCCGGATTTTTACAACTGCAAGCCGAATCGATCCTTGCTGGCGACGCGGTTGGGTGTGCTGGTGAACGGCGATGTGGCCAGGATCTCGAAAGAGATGATGACCCAGACCTTTCACCAGATGTTGGAAGCCGGAGATCTGGTCGAAGATCCCGGTGAGGCAGCACCGAACGTTGCAGCACAGAACGTCACAGCGTTTCCTGACGAGAATCAGGTCCAGCGTGTCGAGACGAGCCGAGGCGGGCGCAGTGGGACAGGGACGCGGAGCACCAACTTCCGCACTCCTCCCCAGGGCGTCCAGACAAGGACACTCAAATACACGCGGGAGCAGATCGACAGGATGAGCCTGACCAAGACCGAGGCGTTAATCCGCAGCGGCGACAAGGACTATGCAGAGGCCTGTGAGTTCTACTACCCGTCAGCGAAGGCTATGGCCTGAGCTGAGGGAGCGCAACAATGCGTCAGACAATGACGTACCGGATGTGGAAGCGAAAGAAGCAATGGGTGAGCGGAACGAGCCAGCAGTTCCGCCCGATGGGGATGCCGTCCAGAGTGCAGGACGGGATCGCCGCATTTCTGTTTAAGTACATCCTGTGGCCCTTGCTGCAGGTGCTGATGGCGGTGGCGGCGGCGCTGATGGCGACCGGAGCCACGGCGATGACGATGGCAGCCCAGGCAGCGCACGCGCCGGTGGTAGGGGAGGGTGGCGCAACGCAGGCCGCCCAGACCTCCGCCAACATGCCGCAGGCGCGGCTGACGGTCTATTACAACCGCGTCTTCATGCAGTGGCTGTACGCCAAGACGAACAAGCTGCTGATGTGTACGCACATGGACCTGCCCGAGAAGAGTGGACAGACCTGGCGCAACTTCATGTCGATCCCGCTGGGGCCGGATACCACCCAGCAGACCGAGGGCACGCCTGGGCCGCCGGAGCAGATCAACGTCAACTTCAAGGACATCGTGGTCGGGCAGTGGGCGAACTTCAACACCATCTCCGACTTCGCCGCCTTGACCTCGATCTCCGACGATCTGGTGGAGAACAGGCGCATTATGGCCTACCAGCTCGCGCTGACGATCGACGACCTGATCATGTTCCAGATGGACTTTCTGCGCACGATGGACACGCGGACAGCCAACCAGGATTCGACCACCGCGCCCTTCGCGTTCACCAAGAACATCATCGAGCAGATGCCGGGTTCGCTCGAAGGTGCGGAAGTGCCGCAGATGAAGGATGGCTGGTACAACGGAAGCATTCATCCGTTCTTTACCTCGGACCTGATGCTCGACGACTCGAATAACTCCATCGTGGACATCTGGAAGCACACGGATGCAGGACAGTTGAAGCTGGAACCGCTGGACGGCGACGACGGCGATGCTCCGGTAAAGACGCTCGAACTGTTCGGCTGCCACTGGAGAAAGAGCACCAACCAGACCCAGACCGCGAACTGGCAGGGATCCGGCGAGACCGGAATCAGCACCTATCTCGCGGGCATGGACGGCATGGTCTTCATCCAGTTTCCTCACGGCAAACTGACCAAGCCCGGCCACAAATGGCAGAATCTCGATCTGTGGGCTGAAAAGTTCACCGCCCGTACCGCCTATGACGCCAACCAGCTCATCCAGGCGGGAACCGGGTACAACTGCGTTCTGGGTATCGGGCCACCGCCCGACATCACCAGCCGTATGCGGATCGCGATTGCTGTACCGATGACGACGTAGCTTACCGTAACCTCCACCGTAGAGAGTACGGTGGAGGTTACGGCGTGTAATCTCTGACGTGTTTGTGTATCCGGCGTTGTGGATCGCAGTGCTCTGCGAAGCGTGTATCAAAACGGGAGGGTGGTATGGCGGAAAAAACGAAGTCGATGCATGAGCAGCTGGAAGAGATCCAGCTCAGGACCGCGCAGATGAACATGAAGCTCGCCGAGCGCGAGCTGCAGAAGTTCGAGGCGAAGGAACGATCGAAGTCTGTTCAGAATGCGCAACGCCAGAGCGAGCTGGCCAGCAAGATGCGTGGCCGCTGGGAGGTTGCGAGGAAGTGCGCCCACAAGCAGGGAGCCAGCCCGAAGAACATCTACAAGGGGAAGGGCGATACGACGTTGAAGAAGGTCCGGATGATGGATGGCTTCACCATGCTGATCCACTGCGCGATCTGCCGGCTCGCCGTCTTCAGCCCGCATCCCTACGACCGCAACCCCGAGCCCCAGATCGACTACCGGACGCGCAGGATGGAGACCGAAGTCCAGGCCAGGAAGCGCGTCGCCAAATGGGAGTCGGATACGGAGGCCTTCGCCGAACTGATGGAGAAGAGCGAGGAGTCGAAGTCCGACGAATACTCGTCTACGATGGACTGCGGCAACAGCTTCGAGGTGAAGGACCACAAGGGGATGCCGGTGTATCGGCGGCGCCCGAGTGACTTCTATCCGCAACCGGCAGCGTAAGTTCCTGTTTTTCGACTTGGTTTGATGTTTATTTCGTGTATGATTCGGGTCGCGTGAGCGGGGCAGAGGAGCAAAACAATGGGTGCAGATCGCGTAACCTACGGACCACCGAGTGCCAGCGGAGTGAACTCCTTCGACCAGAAGGCCATCGTGCTCGACCAGACGAACGGCGTGATGTATTCGAGCGGCGCGGCCAACAATCGTAAGCTGATGGCCGCCATGGGAGCGCCCCTGGTGCTGTCCGCGCAGCCTGCACTCGCGGCCATCACGGCAGCGCAAACCCTGCTGACCTTTCTCTTTGGCGCGGGCGCGCTGAATGTGACCGGGCGCAAGCTGCGGGTGAAGGGGGTCCTGATCTACTCGACCACGGCGGCGAACGTGGCGACGATCAGCCTGCAACTGGTGTTGGGCGGAGTGGTACTCTGCACGATCACCACCGCCGCGACCAACACCGCGGCCAGCGCCAACCTGCCCATCCAATTCGAGTTCGAGGCGACCGTGGTGACATTGGGCGCGACGGCCACGCTCGAGAGCCATGGCAGGGTGGACGCGAACCTCGGAACCGTGGCCGCCGGCGCGGTGACGACCTCCCTCGATACCAACGTCGCCGTGTCGGCGGCGGTGAACCTGAGCGCGGCGGCCACGCTGGCCGTGAGGATCGCAGCCAGCGCGGCGATTCCGAGCGCGCAACTGCGCTCCGCGACCGTGATGTACGAAGCCTGAGGAGGCGTCTCCATGAAGAAGGCAGCAACGAAGAAAGAAGCAACGAAGAAGGAAGCCGCAGACAAAGAACCGGCTCACGTTTCGGAAAAGGCCGCCGCACCGGACCCGTATAAAAAGAAGGTGGCCGAGGTTCGCAGGGACCTCAACATCCTGATCGCCAAGTTGCGGACGCACGGTATCCACCTGGATCTCGATCCGAAAGAGCACGAAGAGGTCTAAGCTGTGGGCAACTCGACCATCAAGCTGAGCAACGTGTTCAACGTCATCGCCGCGAAGGGGATTCCCGATCCGAGGGGAGGCCCCAGCGGCTATGGCGATCAGCTTGCCTTGGAGTGCGCCAGCGAGGTGATGGCGGATATCGTCTGCGAACGGTACAACCAGAAGTGGAACCGCGCCTTCGCCGCGCCGTTCTTCACCAACAGCTTCCAGCAGGACTATCCCCAGCTCGCGCAGGCGGCCGGGCCGATCGGGTGGGGCGAAGACGGCGACGTCATCGACGTGAACAACACCTTCCTGCCGAAGCCGATGTCGAATATCAAGTGGCGGCGGGGGCTGAGCCGCACCAACGTGAGCCGGTGGTGGCCGGAAAACCTGTGCTGGTTTTACAACAACGAGCTGGAGATCGCGCACTGGCCGGGGCCGGATGTGACCATCTTCCCGCTGCTGGGAACGAGCGCGCCGGGTGGGCAGAACCCGATCCTGAATATGCGGGACGCCAACGGCAACATCCTGATCGTGACCGGATTCGGTACGACCGGGGCCACGGCGGCGGTGCTGCCCGCGAACTCCGTGGAAGGGACGACCGTGGTGGACGGAACCGTGACCTGGACGTGCGTGAGCCCGACCTCGCAGGGATTCCGCATCGACCGGCTGCCCTCCGCCGCCGGGCCGACGCTCGAGATCAAGCCCTACTACCAGATCGACCCGCCCCGCTTCACCGTCATGCAGCAGCTTCTGAACCCGATCCCGGACAGCTTCAGCCGGTTCTTCTTTCGCGGATTGCAGGCGCAGTGCCTGCTGAACAGCCCGAACCCGAACGACGTGAAGCGCGGCGAGGCGCTGACGGAACGGGACGAGCACGGCGAGCCGGCATGGATGAAGGAACCCAAAAAGCAGGGCGACCGCGAGCTGAATGTATATGCGCTGGTGCCGGCGACGAGCGTGGTCGAGCCGAGGTGGGGCGCGGGTATGCCGCGCACGGCCGATAATCCGTATGGGTGGTGGTAGATGCCCATCACCCTGAGCGTCCAGAACTCGATGACCTATGTGCAGTCGCTGATCGACAATCAGAGACTGAACGTGAACAACATGGAGCCGGGTGTGACCATGGCGAACACGGTGCTGGGCACGATGCTGGGGGCGCCGTTCATCTGGAGGCAGAACCGCACGAACGTCAGCTTCGCCATCGGTACGGCAGGAGGCACGGACTACTTCCAGTCGGTGCCGACGCTGGGCTTTATCGAGACGCAATGGCTGGAGGATGCGACCGGCGACATCCTCGAGCTGAACGGAGCGACCGCGCTGGCCAAGGTGAGCTTCCTGAGGCAGCCCACGCTGATCGCGCCGCAGTACGACGACAACCAGGGCAACATCACCTTCCGGTTCAACTCCGTTCCCGACACGGCCTACACCGCGTTCCTCGATATCCAGAACACCGCGCCGCTGATTACAGCCCCCTCCGACACGTTCGCGCCCTTGAGCGACTACTTCGGTTACCTGTTCAACAAGGGCATGTTGAGCGAGGGCGCGCTGCTGGTGAACGACGCGCGCTTCTCGATCTGGCGCTCGGAGTGGATCGCGCAGTTGCTGGCCACCCAGGACGGACTGGACGCGCAGGCGAAGGATATGTTCTACAGCCAGTTCATGAACACGACGCGCACCGTACAGCGCAGCCAGGATATGAGCAAGAACGGCGGACAGGGACGGGCGCGCTAGATGCCGGGACCGATTGCAGCCGCGGGAGCGGTAGCCAACCCGACGAAGTACGCCGCGCTGAGCATGGGCGCGCGCCAGATGACCGGGCTGTGGACCCAGCGGAGCCCGTACCGGGACGCCGCGGTGCCGTACCTCGCGGCGAAGTTCTACTCCGGCAGCCGCTTCGATTCCATGCTCGATGGGCGGAACCGCGAGATCTCCGTCGACCTGACCGACAAGCGCAGCCCGGGTTCCATCGTCTTCAATGAACTGACCTTTCCGGGGTGCGTGAGCTACTACCCGTGGAAGACGCTGCGCAACAGCGTGGAAGCGATCCGCGTGATGTACGACGGGATCGACGGAACCCTGTACGACGCGACCCCGGGGCAAAAGAGTGCGATCTTCACCAAGAGCGCGGGAGCCGGGCCGAACCGGATGCTGGGCCTGCCCAACGCGCAGTTCTACGTGGGCAATGGCGTCGATCAGAAGAAGTGGCTCTTCCCCGGCGGATGGCAGGCGAACAAGATGGTCACGCCGGGCACCCTGATCAACCAGGGTGCGGAGCCGGGCACGCTGTTTATGGCGCTGGGAGGCATCACGGTGCCGATCGTGGCTACGGCGGTATCCGGCAGCGGATCGTCGTGGCAACACCTGGTGTACGTGAACCCCGCGCAGGTGCCCATCAACTTCGCCAACCTCATCGGCGTCGAGATCGCGTTCTCCGGCCTGACCTCGGATACGGACCTGAACGGGCAGACGCTGCCGATCGCAGGCGTGCCGAGTTCCACGCTGGGCATCCTGGAGGTGAACTTCACGAGTGGGACGGTGCAGCCCTATACGCCGGATACCGGATCGGCGACGACGGGCAACGGAACTACCGGAGGCGCTGCGCCTGCCTTCGATGCGACCCGGCTGGCGGTGACGCAGGACGCGGGCCAGCAGTGGAAGTGCTATGGCATCGCGCTCCAGAATACAGGCCTGGCCGCGCCGCTGGTGCCGCCGACGCTGACGCCGGTCACAGGCCGATTCTGGCAGCCCAACACGGCTTTTCCGCAGTTCACCAGTCTGCTCGATTCGAACGGCAACATCGAAGTGGTGGCCTCGGTAACGGGCACCATGCGCAGCGGCCCGGTGTACCCGACGTGGAACGTGGCGGGCGCGGCCGCGCAACTGGTGGCGACCAACCTGGCGACGACGCTGGCCGATCAGGGCGGAAACCTGCTGGGAGCGATCTTCCAGAACACGAGCGCGAACCCCGCGTTCCAGAGCGGATTCGCGAACATCGCGGGCGGCAGCGGCGACTCGAAACTCCAGGCGTTCATCGGGCCGACCAGCCCGCCGGGAATACCCATCTGGGCGGACACCTCCACCGGAACCATCTCGGGCGAGCCGTTCGGATTCGCCTTCGCGGTGCCGCCAGGATACTTCTACCAACTGAACGGAACGGGCAACGTCGCCTTCGTTCCGGGCACGAGCCAGTGGTTCGGCGCGCAGCTCGCCCCGGTGACGACGGGCGTCTCGACGCCGGGCGGGGCGAATATCGTCACGAAGGACGGCGGGCTGACCTTCTTCAACCTGGGGCAGCCGGGCGTGTGGCAGGCCGATGCCGCCAACGCGGGCGTGACCGGGAGCTGCCTGATCGACTCGAACAACAACCTGCAATGGCTGTTCAGCGGTGTAGGGGGAACAAGCGGCGCAACCGAGCCGGTGTGGGCGACGGCCACGCTGGGCGATATGACGACGGACGGCGGACTGACCTGGGTGCTCATCTCGACCGGAGGATCCGGAGTCGCGCTGAGCTTCCAGACGGTGCAGTACTCCTACAGCCTGCATGGAGTGGATGGAAGCCTGAGCACCGCCGCCCCGGTGGCGACGATCTTCGGCGGGGTGCTGGGCGCGACGCCCGAGGTGCTTGAACCCACGCTGGTCGTCGCGGCGACGGCGCCCGGACTGTTCGCCGATCCGCAGATCGATCAGATATGGATCTGGCGGACGGCGCAGGGCGAGCCGACGCTCGTGCTCGAAGATCAGATCGCGGCGGATGGGCTGACCGACTCGTTCGGCTATGGCGAGGCCGGAATCGCCGATACGTCGATCCTGGGGCTGGCCGCGCTGAATCCGCTGATCCCGGCTCCGATCAACGGCACGAACAGCCCGCCGACGCCGACCAGCCTGCCGATGTGCTTCGCCTTCCAGCGGGTATGGTGGGCGGATGGAACGATCCTGCGCTACTCGGGAGGGCCGGACACGCTCGCGGCCAACGGCAACACCACCCAGCCTCCGCTGAACATCATCCCGATGCTGGGGCAGATCTACGACGTGGTGCCGGTGACGGTGCAGGGCGGCGGCCTGATCGTGTTCACCAGCTCCGGGATCCAGATCGTCCTGGGCGAAGGGACGGCGAGCAACCCGTTCCTCGCGACCAGCTACTACAACAGCGTGAACGTCTTCGGCTACAACTGCGTCTGCATCCAGGGCACGACGATGTTCGTGCTCGAGGCGAACCTGAAGCTCAGCTCGATCGCGATCCAGTTCCCGTTCAACCCCAATACCGGGTACACCGAGATCGGATTCCCCATCGGCGACCAGTTGCGCAAGGTGACGACGGGTGGATTCAATGCGCCGCTCTACAGCTCCGCGACGGCGTTTGTGAGCTGGAACAACCAGAGCACCACCGAGAACGCGCTGTATGTGGCCGATGGCGCGGTGGGATGGTTTCGCATGTCCGAGGTGTCCCCGCCCGAGAGCGGCCTGATGTGGCACCCGCACCGGGATATCGTGGGAGGCACGAGCGCGGTGCAGGCGATCGAGACCTCGCCCGGTGTGACCCAACTGCTGATCGGGCCGCCCGCGGCCACGCCGGGGCCGATCCTGTGCCGCGACGACAGCGGCGAGGTGTACAGCGACAACGGCGTGGGGTATCCGAGCTTCGACGTGAAGGGCGTCAACCAGCTCTGCTCGACCGGCCAGTATGCCGAGACCGTGCATATCAGCACGAAGTCGATGGCGGTGGGGGCGAGGCCGGTGGTGAGCGTGCTGCTGGGGGAGATCAAGCCCAGCGTGAAGCGGCCGTACCGCCCGCTGACGCTCGACGACAAGAGCAACGACCCGGCGCGATCGCCGAAGAGCGAGAGCGTCTACAGCGACAGGTACGTGCTGAAACAGAGCGGGATCAACACGCTCAGCGACTCGCTGCTGACGATGTTCGATTACGGTACGCAGACGGTCGCGGATGAGTTGCTGGACTGGGGCATCTACGCCCGCGAGCACGATGAACGCGAAGAGCAGGTCGCAAACGCAAAGTAGGATCCCCGCTGTGAACCTTCCGATGTATACGTTCGACGGGTACACGTTCCGCCCTGCTACCACGGAAGATCAACCTTTAGCCCGGCTCTGGAACCTGATGGACCCGGACCACACATGGGAGAGGCAGTTCCTGGACTACTGGATCCAGCAGAACGACCGGGTGAACAGCTATGTGCTCGAAGACGCGATCGGAATCGTGTTTTTTGTGAAGGCGATCCGGCATGGAAGCCATGAGGTCGAGATCGCGTTGCAGTTCGATCGCAGTTATAGGATGGTGTCGAAGGCGAGGGCGATGCGAGGCATGGAGGCCGGCTTCGCATGGCTGAAAAAAGCGTTGCCGAGGAACGGATTCAAAAGCTTATATTTCAGGAGCAGGAGTGTGGAGTTGATCGGGTTCACGGAAAAGAGGCTGGGGTTCGTCAAAGATGGGACGCGGGAGATCTACAGTCTGAAGGAGGCGTGATGGCAGGATGGATCGGTAAGGCAACAGCGAAGATGAAGAAAAAAGGTACTCTCGGCAAGTTCGGAAAGGCCACCGAGAAGAACATCGCGGCAGGGAAGAAGGCGGGCGGCGTCAAGAAGAAAGAAGCCATCTTCGCGGAGAACATGAAGGGTATCGCCGCGAAGCACAAAGACCACGCGGGCAAAGGCGGCAAGCGCGAGGCCAAAGGGCATGACGCCATCGGCAGCCATGAGGGCTATTCGATGGGAATGAAGAAGGGAAGATAGCCTATGTCTGGCCCGACCCAGCAGCAACAAACTTTGGGCAATGAACAGATCCAGGCCTACCAGCAGGCGCAACAGCTGACCCAGGAACAGTATGCGAACCAGCAAGCCATCTATGGGCCGCTGACGGCGCAGTTTCAGTCGATCTTCGCGAAAGGACCCAACCAGCAGGGCTTCAGCGCGGAAGAGGACTCGGAGCTGAACGCGCAGGCGGAAGAGGGAACCGCCGAAAACTACGGCAATGCGGCGCGTGCGGTGGGCGAGAGCGAGGCGGGGGCGGGCGGGGGAACGAACGCGCTGCCGACCGGAGCGCAGTCGGCGATCCAGGGCAATATCGCGACCAGCGCGGCGCAGGAGGAGTCCGCGCAGGAGGGCCAGATCAACGCGGCCAACTATACGCAGGGCTACAACGAATGGCAGAACGCGGGCGCGGGACTGGAGTCGATCGCCGCCGGCGATAACCCGCTGGGCTTCGAAAGCGCGGAGACCGGAGCCGGATCGGCGGCCTCGACCACCGCCGGGCAGATCGCCAGCGAAGACGATAGCTGGATCAATGCAGCCATCGGAGGAGCAAGCTCGCTCGCCGGTTCGGTGGCCAGTGAGAACCCGGGCGGAATTTTTGGAGGATAGGGATGGGCGGAACAGCGACAGGAGCACAGGCGGCGGCGCCGGCGGCGGCAGGGCCTGCGGACAGCGGATGGGACGCGGCGGCAAGCCCGGCGGCGGGAGGGCCTGTCGACAGTGCGTGGAACCCGGGGGCACAGACACCCCCATCCGCTCCAGCGGCCCCGCCTGCGGGCGCGGCACCGGGTTCCACGCCCGCCGCACTGGAGAACGCGACTACCAGCGCCATGATCCCCAGCCAGCCGACGCCGCAGTATCAGGCGCAGCCGGTGGTGGTGACCTCGCAGAAGGCTCCGGGGATCCTGGGCGTCGTAGATTCGATCGCAGATGCGCTGGTGGGGAAGACAAAACCGGAGATTGGCACCGACGCCCAGGGCAACCAGTATGTGAAGCAGCAGACGCTAAGCCGTGGCCAGCAGTGGGTGCGGATCGGCGCGGGTGTGGTAGGTGGGGCGGCCAAGGGATTCGCGGCGGGAAAGGGACGCAACCCCGGAGCGGCTGCCGCTGCGGGATTCGACCAGGGCCAGCAGCAGGCCCAGCAGCGCAACCAGCAGCAGAAGGACATGAGCGACCAGGCGCAGAAACAGATGCTGGCGAACGCCAACTACCAGAAGCTGCGCATGGATACTGCGGAGCAGTCGTGGCACCTGACCGCGATGCAGCACGAGGCGAGCGACCACGATGTGGCCTTCGCGCAGGGGCAGGAAGACAGGCTGATGAAGGTGGACGGTGCGACGCTGCTGGGAACGGCCGCCAACCCCAACGACATCGACAAGATCCTGAAGGTGGATCCGGACGTGATGAAGAGCATGATTCAGAATCATCAGATCGAGATCCTGCCGCACTACAACCCGGACGGCACCGCCGCCGGAATACGCGTCTTCAAGATGCCGGATGGATACCGCAAGACGATCGAGCCGGCCGGGACTGTCTTCCATACCTTCGACAGCACCACAGGACAGTACGCCGAGCACAAGAGCAGCGAACCCCTGACCGCCGGCGAGGTGGACGACTACGAGACCGCAGCCAGCAACGCCGCGCAGAAGTTCAAGCTGGACCAGGCGAACCTCGCGCAGAAACAGGCGCAGACCGAGGAGGCGAAGGCCAACGCAGGCAAGGCGAATGCAGAGGCGACGAAGGTGCCGAGCGAGATCGCCGATACCAAAGCACGAGCCGATGCCAGCGAGGCGTCCGCGGCGAAGGACCGCGCGATAAGCGGGACGGGAGAAGGAGGGTCCAGCCTGGTCGATTCGATTGGAACCGGCAAGATCGCTCTCGATCGACTGGGATATCTGGCTGCGCGGAATCCGGAGCTGCTGGCCGCAGTGCAGCAAAAATATCCGGACTTCGACAGCTCGAAAGCCCAATCGTACCCCGCGGTGTACAAGGAGTTCACCAGCTCCAAAAAAGGCACCGCGGGAGCCGCGCTGAATGCGGGCGGGACGGCCTTGAAGCACTTGCAGGAGTTGCAGCAGCTCAACACGATAGGCAGCCACATCCCCGGCACGTCCGCCTATACCGCTTACCAGAACAAGGCCGATACGCTCTCGACTGAGCTGGCTTCGTTCTACGGCGATACCACCATCCCCGCGATCGCCGCGATCAAGAGCACGCTGACGAGTCAGGTTCCCGGTGGACGAAATGCCGCCATCAGGACGCAGGCGCAGTCGATGGGAGACAAGTTCAACAGCTACCAGCAGACCTGGGACAACGCCGCGCCCAGCAAAGCGTATGAAGCACCCATGCCGCAGATCGACCAGGAAGCGAAGGAGGCAAGGGCCGCGCTCGATCCCCGCTACCATGCTCAGCTCGTCGCAGAGCAGCAGGGTGCGCCGCCGCCGTCCAAACAGGTGCAGCCGCCGGCGCTTCCGGCCAACGCCGCGCCGCCGGCGCAGGGGATGAGCCGCATCTGGGCGCCGGGCTCCCCGACGTGGAAAGACGTGCCGACGAACCAGGTGCCTAAAAACGTTCCCGGCCTGGTGGTGCGATGAGCGCCGCCGCAGACCCGCTCGCAGGCATCGGTACGCCGGTAGGGACGCCGCCGCCAGCCAGCAGCAGCGATCCACTCGCGGGGCTGGGCGCGCCGGTCGGAGCTGCTCCAGCCACGACATCCGCACCCGATGAAGACTCCTTCGGCCAGCAGGCGAGTGAAGCGTGGCAGGGAGTGAAGAAAGGCGGCGCGGAGACGCTTTCCACGCTGGGCAAACTCTTCACCCCGGCCTTTGCCAACGATCCGGCGACCGGCAAGCCGCTGACCAGTGCGCTCGACCTGGCCCCGGAGGCGAAAAGCAAGATCGAATCCGCCGCTGCCGCACCCGTGCCGGACACGATTGCAGGGAAGACCGGATATGGCCTGGAAAATATCGCGGAGTTCATGCTGGGAGACGAGGCCGTGAAGGGCATGAGCGTCGGCGAGAAGCTTGCGCACCTGGCCCCGGTGATGAAGACGATGGAGAAGTACCCGCGCATCGCGGAGGCGGTACAGACGGGACTGAAGGCGATGGGGATCGGCACCGCACAGGCTGGGGTGCATGGTGCGGGGCCGGTGCAGGCGCTGGAGAGTGGAGCGGTGGGAGGGGTGACCGCAGGCGCGCTCGAAGGGGGCGTGAGCGCGCTGGCGGGTGCGGCCCAGCGCGCTGCGCCCGCAGTCGAGAAGATCGCGGGGGAGGACGTGCAGACGCTCTCCTCGCAGCGGCCGGGCACAGGACCGCGCGGGAGCGTGAAGGTAGGCGAGGTTCCCAAGGTGGGCGCGGCGCAGCAGGCGGCCGCTCCGCGCGTCTTCCGGAACATCGCGCAGCGCGCCACCCACGACGCGCTGGAAGAGGCCAATCTGAGCCGCGTGGGGCCGACGCCCATCACCGATCCGGCGCGGTTGCTGGCCCCGCCCGAGGACATGCGCCCCTATCCCTTCACGATCGAGGGGCCGGGTGCGGTCTCCGAAGAGACGCCGGCGGGATCCACGCCGCGCACCAAGCAGATCGGCACCGAGTATGTGCCCGGGAAAGGTTCAGGGACCGCCGCGAAGACCGAACCATACAACGAGGGCGCATTCAAGTATGGCGACGAGGAGCCGTTGCCGCCGGTCAACGATCAGGAACCCTTCCAGGGGCCGACACACAAAGAGCCGATCCTGCAATACCTGACCAGCCTGAAACCCGGGCAGGAGGCAGGCAGTACAAGCGTGACCGGCGGCGGCGACCTGGTGGCAGCCGATCCGGAGACCGCGCAGGCGCATCTGAGCCGGCTGAACGAACTGGTGGACAACCCTCCGGAAGAAGCGAGCCCGGGCCAGATGTCCGCGATCCAGAGCGCACGCGACAATCTGCAGGAGCAGATGGACATGTACAACAGCCATCAGCGGACGCTGCCGAACTTTTCGCCCCTGAACGCCAGCCGGGCGGCCGAGAGCGTCGGCCACTTCGGAGATGCGGCGGACCAGCTGCAGAACGCCGCGCAGCCGATCTATCAGAAGTTCGACGAGCTGACGGATGACAAGTTCAGCGACCTCAACCGCGCGAGGGCGGCAGCCGGCAAGCGCGGCGACTTCCCCGCGAAGCACGACTACGAAAACCAGATCGATCAGCTCATCGACAAGACGCCGGGGATCTCCCAGGGAGACCGCCTGCAGGCGACGAAGCTGTGGAACAAGTCCAAGGTGCTGGACGGCCTGAACGATGTAATCAACCACGCGGCTAACGTGGACGACAAGTACGCCTCGCAGGTTGCCGGGGGGCGCGTGCTGAGCGGCGTGCGGATGCAGAACGGCTTGAAGCAGCTCATCAACCGCTACGGAAACGATCGCCTGGAGAGCGTGATCGGCAAAGACGGCATGGAGAACATGACCCGCATGGCCGACCTGCTGAATGTGCCTAAGTCCGGTTCCGGGATAAGGGCAATTGCCATGACCGCGCTGGAACACATCAGGCACGGCGGCGCTGGAGGCGCATTGGGAGGTTATCTGGGCCACATGGCAGGAGGGCCTGTCGGAGGCGCGCTGGGTGGGGCTGCAGGCTATCAGGCCGAGCGATGGATGTTGCAGATGGCGGCGACCAGTCCGCGCGTGGGACAGTTACTCGATTACGCGGTGCGGAACAATGTGACGCCGAAGGTGGCGGCCGGGTTGATATCATCGGCGATGATTCAGGAGAACCAACCACAACAGACGGAAAAGAAAGAGGGGCAACAATGAAACATTGCGTCATATGTGGGGCTGAATTTGATGTGCTGCCATACCGACTTGCAACTGCGAAGTATTGTTCCCGAGCCTGCCATCGGCTCGGGCTAAAGCTGCCGCCTTCTGAATTCACATATCCACGAAAATGTCGCAAGTGCGGAGAAGAATTTAATGAAGACGGATTTTATATTGACAACAACCGAGCGAGAGGGAGAACTGAACGGTGCAAAGGCTGTTTTGCGACTTTGAAAACATATTTCAAGACGAGGCCGCGCTATCACTTTCAGCAACTAAAAGATGGGGCAAAAAGCCGAGGATACCGCTTCGATTTGACTCTGGACTGGTATATCCAGTGGATATGGCAAGCGCCGTGTTTTTACTGTGGACGTGAATCTTCCGGCGGAATGGATAGAGTTTGCAATGAGCCGTATTAT